ATTTATGAAGACTTAATGAAAGAAGATGATGTAAATGAAGATGATGTTGAAGATGTTGAAGAGGAAGTTGAAACTGATGAAATCACTGAAGATGATGAAGAAATGGCATTTGGTGGTGAAGAAGAAGAATTAGCACTAGATGATGAATCAGAAGAAGGTGAATTTGACATTGAAATGGGTGCCGAAGAAGGTGAAGCAGATGAAGAAGATTTAGAAGATCGCGTTGTTGATTTAGAAGATAAGTTAGACGAATTAATGTCTGAGTTTGATGAATTAATGGGTGATGAAGAAGGTGAAGCTGAATTTGGTGATGAAGAAGATGCTGAATTAGGTGGTTTTGGTGATGAAGAAATGGCATTTGGTGGTGAAGAAGAATTAGCACTAGATGATGAAGAAGAATTTGAAGAATCAGCAAATCCAGGCTTTTTTGAAGGTGCGGATTTAAAACCAGCCCCAAAGCCAACTACAGCAGAAGAAGGTTCAGTTAATAAGAAAACAGCTAATGCTGATAATGCAGGTGCTAAAGGTCAAACAAATGGTGCTAAACCAGTAAAAGCTGGATCAGCAGAAGAAAAAGGTCGTAAAGATCCAACAGTTGGTTCTTTAACTGATGCTAACACAGAAGCTAAACCTTTATCAAAGGTTTCTAAAGGTGTATCAGCCAAGAAAAGTGATGGTGCTAAATCAGTAGCGAAACAGAATAACAAGTAAGGATAATTTATAATGGCTTACCTACAGGAAAATTTATCATACGATGCTGCTAATATAGTAGTTGAATCTCATGGTGAAGGTGATAAAAAATCACTTTTTATGAAAGGTGTATGTATCCAAGGTGATGTCCAGAATGCTAATCAACGTGTTTACCCTGTAAATGAAATTGGTAGTGCTGTAAAAACTATTAATGAACAAATACAGGGTGGATACTCAGTATTAGGTGAATTAGATCATCCAGAAGATTTAAAAGTAAACCTTGACCGTGTCAGTCATATGATCACAGAAATGTGGATGGATGGTGCAAACGGTTTCGGTAAGTTAAAGATTTTGCCTACACCTATGGGTAAATTAGTTGAAACTATGTTAGGTGCAGGTGTTAAATTAGGTGTTTCTAGTAGAGGAAGTGGCAATGTTAACGAATCTAATGGAAATGTCAGTGATTTTGAAATAGTCACGGTAGATGTTGTGGCTCAACCAAGCGCACCTGGTGCATATCCTACAGCCATTTATGAAGGCTTGTTGAATATGAACGGTGGTGAGAAGTTATTAGGCATAGCTTCTGATGCAAGGGAGAGTTTATCAGCACAAAGATACTTGGAAGAAGGGTTAAAATCCTTAATCAAGGATCTTAAATTATAATAGGAGAATATTACATGCTAGATGCAATGAAACCACTGCTTGAAAGCGACTTAGTAAATGAGGATACTCGTATAGCAATCCAAGAAGAATGGGAAAAAAAGCTAAACGAAACTCGTGAAACTATTCGTGCGGAACTTCGTGAAGAATTCGCAGGTCGTTACGAGCATGATAAAGAAACAATGGTTGAAGCATTGGATCGCATGGTAACAGATGGTCTTACAACAGAGATGGAGGAATTAGCAGAAGATAAGAAAGCATTAGCTGAAGATCGTGTTAAGTTCCAAGCTAAAATGACTGAAAATTCACAGAAGTTTAATGAATTCATGGTTACTAAATTAGCTGAAGAAATCAAAGAGTTACGTAAAGACCGTACAATCCAAACAGAGGGATTTAAAAAGTTAGAACAATTTGTAACTAAGGCATTAGCCAAAGAAATTGTTGAATTCGCAGATGATAAACGTGATTTAGTAGAATCTAAAGTGCGTTTGGTTGCTGAAGCGAAGGATAAACTTACAGACCTTAAAGATAACTTTATTGCAGAATCTTCTGCTAAAGTTAAGGATGTTGTTACTAAGCGTATTCATGGTGAATTATCTCAATTGCAAGAAGATATTAAATCAGCACGTGAAAACGACTTCGGACGTAGAATTTATGAAGCATTTGCTACTGAATTCTTAACTACACACTTAAATGAAAGTGCTGAAGTTCGTAAATTACAAGGTGAAATTGAAGCAAAAGATAATAAACTAGCTGAAGCTAGGAAAACAATGACTAAGGCGAAAGTCTTAATCGAAAGCAAGAATAAAGAAGTACGTATGATTACTGAAAGTAACCATCGTGCTAAGGTTATGGATGATTTGTTAGGTCCTCTTAAAGAAGACAAAGCAGAAATTATGCATAATTTATTAGAAAGCGTACAAACATCGCGTTTATCTCGCGCTTTTGAGAAGTACTTACCAGCGGTTTTAGAAAACAAGAAAGTTGAAGTTCCTTCTAAAAAGAAAACTTTAACAGAAAGTAAGAAAGAAGTAACTGGTAATAAAGAAAAAGAAGTAGCTAAATCAGCTAATGTCGTAGACATTAAACGATTAGCAGGACTTTAAGTGATTAGAAATTAGGAGAATATAATAATGTCACAAGAACTATTAGAAAGCCGTTGGAGCGAGACAAAAGATGCACTTTTAGAAGGTTTAAACGGAACAAAACGCTCTACAATGGGTGTTATTTTAGAAAACACAAAGGGATACTTAGCTGAATCAGCTAGTACTGGTGCTACAGCATCAGGTAACGTTGCTACACTTAACCGTGTAATTTTACCAGTCATTCGACGTGTAATGCCAACTGTCATTGCTAATGAATTAGTTGGTGTACAACCAATGCAAGGTCCAGTAAGTCAAATTCATACATTACGTGTACGTTATGGTACTACAATGAATGATACAAGTACAGCTAATGCTGATACTACTGCTGGTGATGAAGCATTAAGTCCATTCAAGATTGCTACTGCATACTCTGGTGGTAATGGTGCTACGCAATCAGCTTATACTGGTGCTGCTACTTCCGATATGGAAGGTACTGGTGGTCGTAACATTAGCGTTCAATTACTCAAACAAGCAGTTGAAGCTAAGACTCGTAAGTTACAAGCACGTTGGACTTTCGAAGCGGCACAAGATGCTAACTCAATGCATGGTATTGATGTTGAAGCTGAAATTATGGCTGCATTAGCACAAGAAATTACTGCTGAAATCGATCAAGAGATTTTATTATCTTTACGTTCATTAGCTAATACTGAATTCACATATGATCAAGCTACTGTTTCTGGTACTGCTACATTCGTTGGTGATGAACATGCTGCTTTAGCTGTATTAGTTAACCGTACTGGTAACTTAATTGCACAACGTACTCGTCGTGGTGCTGGTAACTGGGCTGTTGTTAGTCCTGCTGCATTGACTATTTTGCAATCAGCTACTACTTCAGCATTTGCACGTACTACAGAAGGTACATTCGAAGCACCAACTAACACTAAGTTAGTAGGTACATTGAATAGTGCTATGAAGGTATATGTTGATTCATATGCTTCTGATACACAAGCTGTATTAGTTGGTTATAAAGGTTCAAGCGAAGCAGATGCTGCTGCGTTCTATTGCCCATATATCCCACTAATGAGTTCTGGAACAGTACTAGATCCTAGCACTTTCGAACCAGTAGTTAGCTTTATGACAAGGTATGGCTACGTGGAGCTTACGAATACTGCAAGTTCATTCGGTAATGCAGGTGATTACTTAGGTGAAATTGCTGTATCTAATTTATCTTTCCAATAAGATAATAACACAGTAAACTTATTAAAACCACCCTTCGGGGTGGTTTTTTATAGATTATACATAAATACAAGTATATAATTGGTTCGTATGTTATAATATCTAAATGAAAACTAAAATTTTACAAATTATTAAAGATAAACCTAAAAATTATTCTCGAATGATAAAAGCATCTGCTGATATGCATAAATGGGTATTAAAGCACAGCAATGTTCAAAGTGATGTGTATGCAGAAATGATATATAGTGCTGTTTATGATATTAATAACATTTGTAAAAATGGAAATAACAAAAAATTTAAAAATTTTGCAGAGGGGTATGGATATTGTGGACATAGTAGTAAATGTAGATGTGCTAAAAAATCTGTATCATCTAAAGTATCAAAATCAAAACAAGAATATACAGATGATAAAAAACAGGAAATTAACCTAAAACGTGTTAAAACTTCATTATCAAAATACGGTGTTACTAATAATGGACAGACTAAAAAAGCATTAAAAGGACATAAAAATTTTTACAATAATATTAGTAAAGTAAAATCTGCTATTTTAAAAAATAAACAAACCAAGCATCAACGGTATGGGGATGAAAATTATAATAATATAGGAAAGATAAAAGAAACATATTCGAAAAACCATCCAATAACATATTGGGAAGAACGTTTTCCTGAAAAAAATATGAAGGTTTTAATGAATAAAGAATTATTATCAGAAATGTTTGTAAAATATCCTAATATATCGGAATTAGCAACATACCTAAATGTCCATGAACAAACAGTGTATAGGCATTTATATATGCATGGATTACGTAAAAAATTCAAATCTTTAGAAGAACAAGAACTTGTAACATTTTTAAAAGATTTAGGAATAGATAATATAGTATGTAATTCTAGAAAAATTATATCAGTTGACAAATATGTAAACGGAGAATATATAAAACAACCAAGGGAATTAGATATATATTTGCCGGATTATAATATCGCTATTGAATATTGTGGTGTATATTGGCATCATGATAGAGTAGAACATATTACAAAGGATTACCATTATTTAAAGTACAAAGCATGTAAAGATAAAGGTATTCAATTAATTACTATATTTTCTACTTTTTGGTATTCTAATAAAAAAATAGTTAAGGAAATATTAAAAAATAAACTAAAATTATCGGATAAGTTGTCAATTTATGCTAGAAAATGTGAAGTTAGAACTAATGTTCCAGAACATAAAGAGTTTTTAAATAATCATCATATTCAAGGATACACTACTTCACAGCATCAAATAGGTTTATATTATAATAATAAATTAGAAGCATTAATGACTTTTGGTAAAAGTAGAGTAGGAATTGGTAAACATGAAGAAGATAGCTATGAATTAGTTA